ATCCTGTAGACATTATGGGCCCAGGTTGTCGGCGTACTTAATATTTTCCGTGGCTGTCGTCGCTATGTGCGATAGTAGGGTTTCACACGTTAAACGATTCTACACGTAGCTAGACACTTGCTCTATTGACTCGCAAACAATGGATGTGGTGGTAGGTGTACGTGAAAACCCCAAGGATAATGAAGGTGTCCATGGGGGTCAGATAGGTTGATCGGTTACCCATCTCTGCAGGCCAAGGCCGTGCAGGCAGAGCTCTGGGCTCACGCGACCTTTGTTTTACTGACGCTAGCGGTATTCACTGCTTTAGGCCCTGATATTCATCAGGTCAGCTGTATGACGAGATAGCTGACTTTTTCCATCGTCTCTAACAACAAGAAACCCCAAGGCAAGAAGGGCAAATCTTCCGCCAAGAAAGGCTCAAAATCTCCCAGGAATGGGTCACAATTCAACGCTCGCTCCGCGCCAGCTGCCATCAGCCACAAATTCTCGGCTGGGCGGCCAGTCGTGCGGACGAGCGGCCAGTCACATATCATTGAACATAAGGAGTTCCTTGGTACGGTGACAGGCACCAACGCCTATGTTGGAACGACCTACGCAATCAATCCCGGCGTAGCAGCAACGTTCCCCTGGCTATCCACGCAGGCTGTAGCGTGGGAGATGTACCGTTTTCGGGCCCTGTGCTTTACTTATACAGGGTCCATTGGAACGGGAGCGGCAGGAAAAGTAATCACTATTCCGGAGTACGACCCAGACGATTCCCCACCGTCGACGCTGAACCAGGCATATTCTATGTTTGGAATGAAGCGTTGTAGTGTGTGGGACCAGTCAGACATGAGATTCGAACCCCATCTCATGCATGCGGTCACACCCTGGAAGAATGTGAGATCTGGGCTAACGCCTGGATCACTAGCCACGTATGATGTCGGAACTGTCACTGTTGCAACTAACGGTGCTACTGATGGCGTCAACCTCGGCGACTTTTTCGTGAGCTACTCGGTTGAGTTCAAAGTCCCTCAACTAGGTACGACCAAGCCGTTCGTCTCATCCTTTCTTTATTCTGACTTTGCTCTAACGGGAGAGATAAAGATAGCGGGCACGGGCTCGTCCTTATTCATTCCAGGGACGACAACTATCTTACTCGACCAACTTGGTCTTGGAGCCCCAAGTTCACATGGCACATATGCTAATGGTGTAACAGCTTATGGCTGGCAGCTTCTGAAGTACGGAACGTATCTGATTCGACTATACAATGTCGTGCTGTCATCTGGATCTGACTCATCATCGGTCAACACAGTGATCACACTAGTTGGCCCAGGCAGTGCCCTCTCTGGTACACCGGCCCTTGGGCTGGCAACCAGTATTGTGAACTACTCCATCATCCAATCCTTTGAAGTGGACGAACCTACAACGTGCGATTCGACGTTTCCGGTTGTGTCTGCTCAGGGCTCGGACCAACGCCTCACCCCAGGTGTCCTAGACTCCAACGGCGATCCTGCAGTTGTGAAATTTGCTAGGTGCTCTATCATATACATGGGATGAGGATTCTAATACCCACGGCTGTTGGGATGTCTGCAGGGACTATAAACCTGCGAAACCATATGGCCGCCACGCGCACAGGGTGGCCATATGAATGACTGATCAGAATGATCGAAGATGACGAGGCAAACTTCGCCTTCGCCACTGAAGAATAGTTACTCTTCTTAGGTTTCATTGTTTATTTAAGGCTATCAACACCCCATAGGACATCTACTTGCTAGGTGTACGACCGCCATGAGGCGGGAACGGTGGGCTATGGACATTGAAGTCGACGAGGGGGTTCCTGCAGCAGATCCTGCATACAACGAAAAATAGGTGACCGAAGTTTGCCCTGTCAGCTGGAAGCACAGGAATACATCTGGTAAGCAGAGTGGAGCACACGCTACTCCATCTCGATCTGCCCCATTGGTGTCAATCTTGTTACACTCGCTCCAGCCAGTTTAGCCGCATTTTTGTGGCTGGTTCCATCTGTAAAATGGATCCAGGCGTACCCGGGGTTCACCGCCCTGGGGTCAGTAACACCAACTGAAAACTTCTCTAGTCTGACTCGACTGGATGATTTTATAACCGAGTCGCTGAAAACACAGCAAAGGCAACCCTAGCCACAAAGGGAGGTAAGCCTCAACCACAGGAGGTATCTGCGAACGACTTCGACCAAGGCAGTGGCAAGCCGTCTCGCCGCCAGAACACTGGCAGACGTAAGAACGAGATAAGGCGTCAAAGGAAAGGGAGTCACCGTCCATTCGACTCCACCCTCGGGTACCCTGGTGAAGGACCCGGAGAGAGAAAAAGCGCCGCGAGGAAACCTCGCAAAGTCATGGCGCCCCGCGCAGGGAAGGTGCGGAAGTGCTTCGCTTGCGGAGCAGTTGGACACACAGGCAAGGAGTGTAAATTACCTGCCTGCCAAAGGTGCAAGAGAGCAGGGCACCAAACCGGCGATTGTAAGACTCAACAGTGCTCGACTTGTCAAAGGTTCGGACACATGGCGATTGAGTGTACAAGTCGCTCGAAGACCAGTGAGCGTAAGGAACTGAAAGCACTCGAGGGAGATGCTACAACGGTCCTAGAGCAACTGGATAGGGACGAGGGTAAGCATGACCAGAACGATCCCGCCCTACAAGGGGTGCCCGAGGAAAAGAAGGGCGAAGAAAAAGCGGCAGTCGCTGCGGTCCCAGAGAAGACCAAGGAGGAGAAGGATGCTGAGAAACTCGAGAAAGTTTCGAGGCATCTGTATGCTCTAGCGACTACTGCTTTCATGCAAAAGAACCTAGCCGACATGAAGGATGTTCGTGTTGTGCGAGGCAGGCTGAACCAGTATGCCGTCAGTGAATGCATCGAGGATCTAGTTGTGGATGTCTCGGACTACATTGAGGACATATTGATGACTGCACTAGAGGAGGCTCGAGACCTGAGACTAATCTCCGCGAAGAGAAAAGTCAATAGACCCTATCGAGGCTGGCGTCAAGCCGTCAAGATGGCAGTCTTTCTTGAGCGCTCACCTCTAGACACGGAAGGCAAAGACCCGACCACGATCATTGAGAACTGGGAAACCGCTAGGCCATGGACTCGTCCGGACCTGCGCGAGTACGTCATCCCGAGCGATCCGCTTGGACTTTCCCCCTTTAATGTGTGGCTCATAGCCATCATTTTGAGGATTTTGATCGTTGCCCTGCTTGAGGAACAGTTCAAGCTTTTCCTAGCCTTCACAGCCCGCCACATAATACATGAAGCGATATTCAACGTCACCGCTGCCTCATTCGAACCAGTTCTCTTTTTGAACTACGAATTGTACAAAGGTGTCCTGTTGGCCATGGAAGTTGCAAGACATTTCGTGGCACCTGCCCTCTTTGCTTTCTTCGAAGCTATTAGTGGCAAGGACGACAAGCGTTTCATGAATAGGTTCTTCGGTCATGCTCTGTGCACCTCTTCTAAGAAAGTCGGATTGATGATTCACATCTTTTGGAACTTGTACCAGTTTTTCTACGGTGACAAGGAACGAATGTTGGATCTCTTTGGCTTGTGGAGCACAGAACGGAGGGGGCACACTATTGACGATATGTGCCTCAATGACCGCCCGGTGAAGAAGGTGGAGACGCAGTCAGGATTCAGCTGGCGACCCACCACATTCGAGTGCATTCCAAAATTCGGCGCACGAATGTTCTTTGGCATCAAAGGATTCTTCCCAACAGTCCATCGCAACTGCAGCCACAACGAGGAAATCTCTACCCGCGGACGTGTCGGGAAGAAATTGCCTATGCATGGCTCAGAGGAATTGAAAAGCGCAGTGCTCAGGGCCTGGAAAGATACGAAGGAGGAGTTTGCCCTCATCGACAGCTTGGTCGATAGAGTAGCGAGCCCCATGGACTACGTTGAGTGGTGCCAGTCCTTCCCTCCAGCCAAGCGCGATATGTTCTTGAAGTTTTTGGAAGAGACATATGAAATTCCTAAAGGCACGCCTGCATCCGCTTTCATTAAGCGAGAGCTTGCCTTGAACGATGAATCGAAGTTCGAGATGACACCCATCAAGGACCCCAGGTGGATACAAGGCTGCCCAGTTGAATTGACTGCCGCCATTGGACCATGGATGAGAAAGCTGGCCAAGAATCTCCGTGAAGGTCTACGACCCGACACAGAGCCCGAAGGTGCTTTTCACGCAGCTCAAATTGCCCAAGGTAGACAGATCATCTACACCTGCGGGCTCTCAGGAGAGGCGATTGGCGAAGCGTATGCCTCATCCATTGCAACCATGCGAGCATTAAAGCAGCCAGGCGAACGAATAGTGATTCTAGAAGATGATCAGAGTCGATTCGATCTCCACCTGTCACAGGGTCCTTTTGGGTTCTTACACCGACTGTACACTTCGAAACTCGGACGACGTCGCGCAAATCTTCTCAAGCGCTCTGACAAGTCAAAGGGACGGAGTAAACTAGGGACAAGATACTCAGTACCGTATACTATGCAATCAGGTTGGCCGGACACCAGCTGTGGAGACACGGCCGTCAACGCCATAATGAAATACAAGGTGCACGGTATTGGTAGAAGATGGATTTCTATCATATGCGGTGATGATAGTGTCACGGTGACGCTAGATACAGAGATTGACCGAGCGGGTGGCTTGGAAGGCATTGAAGCGAAATACGCGGCTTTTGGGATGGAGGTTGAGGCTAAGCTCACCACCGATCCTTTGAAGGCCGAGTTCTGCTCCAGCGTCTTTCTGCCTGCCGGCAAGCTTCCATCTGGAGACACCAACTTCATTCTTTTCCCGAAGATCGGTAAGATCATTGCCCGACTTGGTTGGGACATGGTCGATCGAAGTCAGAAACAATCCCAAGCTTGGCTACTTGCCATCTCTCAAACACTTAGGACTTATGGAACGTATGACCCTCTCACTGCCGCTCTCGCAGACAACATCGCGAGTAAGACGAAAGGTGTGGCATTGACGCTTCCTGAGAACCCTTACAAGTGTGTTTATGACCTAGACCGAGAAATCTCTGAACACGACCTACTCACACACTACCATACGCACTATGACATGTCAGCTGACGACGTTAAGGCCGCGACCGCCTTTCTTCATAGCGCTGAACTTGGATTCTTCGACCAGCCGTCCATTTGTGAGATGGCTGCCCGTGACTGCTGAGTTCGTAGGCTGAGTAGATCCCACCCGCCCCCCCGCCACCCATGATCTCGTATTATGTACCGCCCCAGGAACGACCAGGGGCTCCGTTGGTATGCGTCCTCAAGCGTGGGGATCAGGAACCTGACCCGTCCTGCCATGCACGGTTAGAGGAGTTTAACCTCTTAGAAAAGAACTCCGTAACAGTCCACCGAGGCTGTTACGGTGAGCCATAAGATGGCTTAGCATAAGAC